TATTCAAGGAATTCAGGAATGATACCCTTCTTCTTCTGTGAGAAAAGGAACCCTGCTTTTGATAAAGCACATTCTTCATCACGAATGAACTTTGCAAACGCTGATTTATCAAGCTCAAATAGCTTACCTGTTACATGTTGAATAACAACCTTATCACCAGTATTTTTTTCAACCTTACCAATCTTTGTTTCTGGTGAAGTGTTGAGTGAAATCATCACGTTCGGGTATAGTGAGTTTGCATCGAAAGAGATAACATAATCTTTAAACCCTGACTTTGGCTCCGCTACATACGCTCCAGGATTCTTACCACTATCTACATTACGAATAAAGGTAGAGATAATTTCACCACGGTTGCGTGCTCTAATACATAAAGCACCGTTAATTACTTGAATGGTACCCATTGCACCTTCAAGTGTAGTTAAACCTACATAAGATAGCATTCGAAGTAGAGGAAGGTATTGTAATTTTTCCTCAAGCTTAACGAGCAGATTAACGTCTTGAATGTTATAGTCAATAAATGTAGTCCAGTCAGTATCTGCTAGAGTTGCAAGACTAATACCACCATAATCCACTTTACGTTCACCAAGCTCAACCTCACCGATAGCATCTAGCTTATATGACTCACGAAGCTTTAAACAAAATCGCTTGTATACATCTAGATAATCTAAACACGCGATACCATCAATATAGTAACGCTTACGAACCTTACCAAATTGACCTTTAATCTCACGGTAGAAAACATTACCGAGAGGAGATAAGCGTCTTACATACTCTTGACCTAGAATCTTATCAATTCGATTGATGATATATGGAATGTCAAACCCTTCGCAGTTCCAACCGGAAAGTATATCTGGATAATCACTTTCAATATACTCAATGAACTTAATAAACATATCACGTTCATTTTTACAGTGGAAATAATTTACATTATCTTTCAAATTACCTTCGTATGGCTTGATAGCAAAGGTATGAAACTTTTGTGTAAAGTTATCATAACAAGTAATAACATTTACTACATGATTTGCAGTCTCAATATCTGGAAACGAGTCGACAGAATAAGTCTCGATGTCGAAAAAGCATGAGCGAAGAGGATGCTGACTAAACTCCACATCTTCATTATTCTGCCAGTACATATCAAGCAAGAACTGCTGCGTAGCAGGAATGTTTTCAAACACTCGCTTAATACCAGAATCAGTTAAGAACTTATTTCTATTATACTGATTATTAAAAGACTTTTTCTTTACTTTAGTACCATAAATCGATACTTTATCTCCCTTACCATCCTCAACATAAAGGTAGGGTTCGAACGAGCAAGTGTGCATTACACGCTTGCCGTTCTCGTCCCAAGTAAACAAATTGACGCAACCTTCGCGGTTGTTATAAATAACATTTCGGTAAGACATATATCATATTATAATAGATGTGTTCCTTTAATTCCACTGTCTAAGATATTTTCTTTCTGGTGAACCAAATGGAGTGTTTAATGCTTCGAGATGTGCACCGATATTCTGATCAAGCTCTAGAATTCTCTTTTCACCGATAGAGCGAAGAATATGAACATTCTTGAAATACGTAGAGCGATTTTTCCAATTGAGAATTGCATCAATCTTAGCTTCAAACTCTTCTATGGTCTTGAAGCGGAGATCACTCGGAGCGGTATAATAAGTTTCCATGTCTTGACATAAACAAGGAATACCTAGAGTACATGCTTCAATAAATTTAATGTCAGATTTTGCTTTATTAAAGTTATTGTTCTCTAGAGGCGCTACCATTAGCTGCGCGTTGAGACTTTCAATAAATTTTGGATATTGTAAAAGATTCTGCCATGGGTAGAATTCAATCTTACGCTGCTGTACAAGATCTAATAATTGTGGAGGAAATGCACCGACGAAGATCCACTGATATTTATCAACAGTCTTGCGTACAAAGTCTCTTACTTGCGAGAAGTCGTCCTTACCACCTGTCTTGTTATCGACATCATAATGCGCTCCTGAACCAGTATATAGAATTCGTGGTTTACGTTTATTATTTTCAAAGTTTTGAATTACCTTCTTGGAATCAAAGAGGTGACCCATCCAAAAATCTGGAACGAAGTTAGGAATAACAGTAATATTTTTATTACCTGTCTTTTCCATATAAAGACGTTTCATGAAGTCACAGGTAACAGTAACTTCATCACACATATTGATAATATCAACGCAGTTTTGTCTAATCTCGTCAGTATCGAAAGCAAACTTAAACTTATTATAGTCGGGAATCTCTTCTCTAAAGACCACGTCATCGACCTCATAGATAATTTTAAAGCCATGTTCCTGTTGTACTTGTTTAAGAAATTTTACAAACTCTTTTTGTGAATTGGAGGCCTGTCTTTGAATCTTTACAGCCTTAATACCTGCATACCAGCGTGGATCAGTAATCATTGCTGTTACTGAATGTGATACACCTACACCGGTAGCATTAATTACAGATTCTGGCCATAGAATACGCCAATGACCACAACCAGATAAGTCAGCTAAATAGTTTAAGTATCTTGGAAGCTGTGTTTCAGCTGGAGCTGGTGGTGGTGGTGCTGCTAAGACTGGTGCACCAGCAAAGGGTGACGCGAATGGTCTTGGAAATGGACTAACGTTAAACATCCTGTATATATTATATTATATATCTGTAAAATCAACTCGTCGTGTAATACCGTTTTCTTTCTCTAGAAAGATCACATCACCAGTAACAGCTTTAATAGATTCTTTACGATGTGAGATTACAATAGAGCATTCATTTAACTCTTCCACACGATCTTGCAGAATTTGTGTAATTAACTCAATACCCTTTTCATCAAAAGATGAATCGAAGAGTTCATCATAAATTGCAATATTATACCTAACACCACCTTGCAGACGTCTAATATCTGAAAAAGTAAATAGACATGCTAAGTCAATTGACTTACGTTCAGCACCTGAAAAGTTAAAATAAGAGCATACTTTATTCTTTTCGTTTAAAATCTCTTCCTCAAAGTATTCATTAAAGATACAGATAGAATTTGAATCAAGTTTTCGGAGATAGCTAAGGAGTTTGTTATTAAGTAATTCTAAAAGCTTATTAACAATATATGACTTCACACCTTCTTCTGAAACTACATACTTTACAATATCAAGCTTCGCAAGGTTGTCGCGATATTCTTTTACCTTTTGTTGTAATTCTACTAGACGTGCTTCTGTATCAAATATGATTGTATCAAAATCTGTCTCGGTAGTTTCAACAGCACAAAGATCTGCTTGTAGTTCTTCTTGCCATTTATCTAATTGATCAATACGTGCGCTAATATTTTTAGCATTTTGAATCTGGAGTTTAGCTTCAGATAGTTTGATATTATATAGCTGAATACTAGCTTGTACTTTCTTCTTAGCTTCTTTAGCTCTCTCTAATTTATCACTTACTTCTTTGATTAATGCGATTGTATCTTCAATCGATTTACGGAGTTTACTTTTTTCACTTTCAATAAATTTTTGATCATGATCTTCAATTGAGCGAAGACATACTGGACACTTTTCATCACCTGTACCAATCTTTTGATATATATCCTTTGTATGTGTTACTTCAGCTTTTGAAGTGCTAACACTACCAACATACTCGCTAATTTTATCATCACAAACATCAAGCTTACTTTCTAATTCAGAAATTTTTGTTTCATATACACTTAGATCTATATCTTGTGAAAGATCTAATTGCTTTAGTAGTTTATTTTTTTCTAAAGTATTATCCTGCTGTCTAGTGAGATATAATTCTTGTTTTTCTTTACGTTTTTTAAGAATAAGATCTTTTTGATATGTATAATTTCTTACTGAGGTAGTAACCTCTTCAAGCTTATTAAATTGCGCATCATGATCGCGTTTAATATCGTTATATTCAGCGCGAAGTAAAGAAAGCATTTGACTGAACACTTCCATTCCGAAAATATCTTCAATAAACTTACGCTTCTCTACTTTAGCCTTTGCCATAAACGGCACTGCGTTATTAACGGTCATAATAACGCAGTTTTGGAACACTGCTGGTGAAGCGCTCAGCACATCACAAATATATTTTGTAGTATTAGCAGCACTATCACGTGTCTTATCTACACCATCTTTATATACAAATACTTTTGTAGGGGATAGTGTACGTATGATCTTGAAGGTATTACATCCTTTTGGTGAGTCTACTTCAAAATCCAACTCTACATGCGTCTTACCTCCTGTAATATTGTTTGTAATTAGATCTTTTTTTAATTCACGTAGTGTTTCACCAAAAATAGCAAAGTATAAAGCATCCGCAACTGTAGACTTACCAATTGCATTACGACGATCAGGTTTATCACGGTTTAAGCCGGTAATTACATGTAACCCCTTTCGGAATTCAATAGTTACCGGCTCTTCACCTACAGATAAAAAATTTACAATACTTAAGCGCTTAAAATTTACTTTTTTCATACAGACCTAGAGTATACTCAATGATATCTCTTTTGTTCTCAATATCAAGTAAATTTACAAATTCTTCAATAGCTTGCGGAATATCAATCCCAGATAAATCTTCCTTACTGTCAGTATCTTCAATTAGTCGATTAAAATTAATATCATAATCAACCGTGAGTGATTCTGGCTTTAGCTTTGATAGTTTAAGCAGTAAGATATCTAAATCTTCCTGTGAGATATTCATATCAATTTTAAGCTTAACAATATTATTGTTAAAAGTCTTAATGACTGATTGAGTAATATTACCTTCGTTGACTAATTCACTTAAAGATACTTTCTTGTAATTTGGTGATACATTATTAGGAGTGAAGGTATACTCCATCGTATCTAGATCTAGAATGTAATAGCCTTTGTCGTTATCGACATCACCGAAATCCATTTGAAATGGATTACCAACATAAAGAATAGTACCTTGACCAAATTGTTTCTCATGCCTGGTATGGAAATGCCCAGAGATGACCAGACTAGATTTTGTTAATAGATCACGGATCTTTACACCCTCCTCACAAATCTTGTAAGAATTCATTTTGAATGTCTCAATTTCAAAATGCCCAAACAGCACATCACTATCCGGTATAGACTTTACATCTGTATTCCATGGACAAAATGTAATAGTGCGATCAAATGCTTCAATTGTTAGCGGCTTATCTAAAATTGTAACATTTTTACGCTTCTTAAAGATAGATAACGAGTTAACATCCGTTCTGTGTTTGTAATAAATGTCATGATTACCGGTAATTGCAATAACATTAAATTCTGACAAGATATCTAGAATATCAGCTGATACTTGTAGTGTGCTCACTGAAATTTCACTACGGTTGTGATGCCAATCACCGCAGAAGATAATATCCCTAATATTATTACGTTTACATTCTTCTCTGAACCAGTTCGCCCATTCAATAGCGTGTGAATGCCACTCAGCACTGTTTGTGTGAACGCCGAGGTGCAGGTCAGAAAAGATAGCTACTTTAGATTTATTGATCGTAGGAATCATCGTCACCGTCTAGAGGTTTAATATATACATGACCGTGAGTATTTTCTGGATCGGACATATATGCTTCATATATTCGTTCTCTATATGAAGTTATCGCTTCGTGATGCTTTTTTTCCCTTTTAATACGATTAATAAACGCGTGAAATGCAATTGTCGTAAAATATGAGAAAGGATTTGAAGCGGTCTCAAAACTATACTTTTTATATTTGAGTGCTGCATACATTTTGATTAGTGCATCACCGATCATATCATCCTTATATGAATAGTTGATAAAGTTTGGATTATAACTTAGACCGTAAGCAATTTTTTTAATATTTTCTGCTAAGTCGTCAGTCAAAATATCAGTATCATAAAATCGCTTTAACGATTCTTTGAATTCTTTCGGATCTATATAATATGCTGCTTTGGACATCTAACTGATTATAATAATAATCTACTAAATATCAATCCATTTTAAAATTATTTTCCGTATATTTAATTTTTTCCTTTTCATATATACGCTTTCGTTTATCGCGATGATTAATACCATATCTTAATTGATCACATATATCAAAAATCACTAGTTTATCTTTTGTGTCATGCTTACGGAGACCGCGACCAATTGACTGCACAGTTCTAATAAAAGATTTACCACCAGCAGCAAATATAATGTTGTGTAAATTTTTAATATTAACACCTGTTGAAAAAATAGCGCTAATAGCAACACATATAACATTCGAATTATCCTCCATTATTTGTTTAATTCTTTCTCTTTCTTCAACTTCTACATCACCTCTAATAAAATATACCAATTTATCGGGTATATTTTGTAAAGATAGCATTAGTTGCTCACCATGTTTAATATGATTAACAAGTATTAGTGTATTATTTTCTAATTTAGAGCATAGTTTAGTCAGAAACTTATTTCTACTCTCATTCTCATAGATAAAGTCCAATTCACCACGATATTCATTATCGGTCTCATAACGAGGCACGAAAGAATACTCTAAATTTAAGATTCGAATAGTAACATTAGCTAGATAATCTTCAACACGAAGCTCGTAACTTGTTTTCTCATATATAACTGGTCCTAGCTTACCAATAATTGACCACTTATCTAGTGAGGCTTCTGGTAGGGTACCTGTAAACCCGTACTTATTTGGTGTTCTAATAAGATTAACGATCTTACTAATTTTATTAGAAGATAAAAGTTTGTGACATTCATCAACAATCAGTAGATCGATATGCTTAACCCAATCATTATCTTCATATTGACTTTGTAAAATACCAATATTGCAGATAATAACATTAGACTCTAAGTTAGGCTTATGTTTACCTGTCCATCTACATGTCGTATAGGTAATTCCTACTGAATTAAACTCATTATATGTCTGTTCTACAAGAGTAAGATCTGGTACGATCATTAAACACTTGAATGTATCTTTATCTTTACTATTGCGATAGTAATTTTCTATTAGAGCAGCTGTAGTAAATGTCTTACCTGCACCTGTACCTAGAATACACGATCCTCTACCAAGCTTAAGAGCACGTCTTAATACTTCTTCTTGATAAGATCTCAGATTAAACTTAAAATCGGTATGTAAATCTGCAGATATACCAACATCTAACATTTTTTGTAGTGCAGCTGTAATATTAATTTGCACATTTATTTGATTTTTGACCAAATATTGACGAATCTCCCAGTACAATCCTAATTCACATATACCTGTATTAGATATAATATACTTTCTTTGTGGAATATATCGATTGAATCGTCTAGCAAACCTAGCTCCTTCATTTTTTACACTAAAATGCTCACGAATTTGATCGAAAAGTGTAGAATCTTGCGATCTTACTAATAATTTACCAGTTTTAACGTTAATGTCAAAGGTCAGCATGTATTATAGTTGTTCAAGCTTTTGAATTTCAACGATATTTTTAATTTCGTATCCCATTTGACTCATAATCTTCTCAACTTTTTCTAAATATTCTACAATCATATCAAGCTCTTTAATTTTTTCGGTAATAGTGACGATTGTATCATGATTATCTGCGGCATGCTCAGCTGTTTGAGGTGTGATTTTAATTGGAGATTCTGCAATTACCTTCTTAACAACATCCTTTTTAAGTTTATTGCGCTCCGTTTGTAATTGATTACGCTTAATTTTTGCGTCAATTAGACGAGCTACCCAGTAATGCTTACGAGCCGGTAATCTCATTTGAGCTTCTTTTAGATTAAAATCATCTAAGACCAAATCTTGCCCAATTTCATCGATATACCTTTTAAGCAACTCCATAAATTTATTATAAATATGTATATGAGTAAATCAACTAGCAGATTTGAACAAATATTCCTTCAACTATTAGATGAAGATATTACATCTGCAGCTGTTAATACTACAACACAAACATTTAACCCAAATAATAACATTTCTTCGAGTGATAGTTATGCACCTGGTGATGCAAGAATACCTAAATCTATATTTGGTGGTGTTGTAAAACGCGGCGGCTTTATTAAATCAAAGCGACGTCGTAGAAAGAAAAGAAAGACTAATGGATAATACAGGTCACTGGGAGGGATTAATATTAGAGAACCAAGAACCACCGTACGGTTTTATATACCGTATTACAAATCTTACAAATAATAAAAAATATATTGGTAAGAAGCAATGTAAGACAATTTTAAAGAGACCGCCCTTAAAAGGCAAGAAGAAAAAACGACACGAGGTAAAAGAAACAGACTGGCGTACTTATACATCCTCATCTCGCGAGCTAAACGAAGACATAGAACAAATTGGTAAAGAACAATTTAAATTCGAGATTATAAAAATTTGCGATTCTAAGTGGACTTTAGCATACGAGGAAGCTAAAATTCAATTTGAAGAGGAGGTTCTTTTACGTCATGACTACTACAACGGAATTATTAATCTCAGAATCGGAAAACGAAAATAATATTATATATGCACCGATTATTAATTGTGAATTAGTCAATCTTAACTACTTCCTGCAGAAGTCATTCAACGATTATTCCTTGTATATTACTCAGCATTCACTAAAGCTTACGCGTAAAGATAAAAACAAACTAGGAATTCATTTTATACTAAAACAACTACTACAGATTGTGTCAGTATCTAAGTACAAAAAACATTTTTATTATAAGGTCAATGACTCTATTGAGAATATTCTTGTAAAAAGAATATTTGCAGCATTACCCACACGTATACAATATGGAGATATTGATTTTAATACATTTGTGAATGAACACGAGTACTATGTCTTTAGATCAATTGACTCGTCTTTAGTTTCATTTAGTAAGTTTAGACAATTTCTTAAAAGATACGAACTACAATCTCTAGAAAAAGAGTTTCTAAATAATGTAAATGTAAAACTCTCGCTACTCCCATAAATATTTACATGAATAAAAGATTTCTTAGGTTAGTCGAAGAACATAACCCTGAAATGTCAAAATATCAATTGGTTTTGAGAGGTGCGGAGGGTGATATTGATGCTGTATCGATATCTGGTACGGAACATGCATATGATATGTTTGATAATATTAAAAGGATTATCGCACTCGGTGAAAATATTGAAGTACCTGAAGAAGATGCTGAAAATGGCTTGCTAACACCTGACCAACAAAAAGCTCTAGATACAGCAACAGCTTTAGTTAAAGATCCTCGTAGGAGATCGTTTCAGGCAGACCCTCGAAAGGATCTTGAACGTACTTTGGGTGATATGTATAAAAAAATCAGTACTCGAGTACAATCTATAGCTCAAACAATAAGATAATGAAGACTTTAAATTTAATTAATACATACTTAAGTAAGATCAACGAGCAAGCTGAAGAAGATTTAAATACAGCAATTGATGCTACGGATGTTACTGATCAACCAGATGAAGCCTCGGCACCGTTAACAACGGAGGGTGAACGTCGATTAGTAGATTTACTTGTTAAGGCATTTTTACATGTTCCTACTGACGATGAAGAAAATATTGTAACAGAATTACAAACTACATTACTTAGCCAAAATCCAAAGTCTGTTGCAGATACTATTGAAAAACTATTAAGTTTAAGTCCAGAATCAACTAAAGATACACTTAATTTAACTACCGATATTAATCAATGAATTTTAATTATAAAGCGCTTTCTGAAATATATAATCAGTATATTCTTAATGAAGATGTAGAGCTCTATATAAAAGATAGTGATGATTATATTCATGTTGGTAGTATCGGTCAAGAATATTATGATAAAGTATTAAAAAGATATATTAATCAAGGATCAACTAGTGGTGTCGAGCAAAGAAAAATAATCGAAGCTAGATTAACTGAAGCTAACGGTAATATTAATAATAACGCAAATATATTTCAGAATTATCTATCAGAAGGTAATTTTGATTTAAATGACGCTAATTTTGACGCTTGTGAGCAGAGAATTTTAGACATGTTAACTAAAAACCAAAGCGGGTTTGTAACAGATATCATTAATGAGACATTTTCTGGTGCTACCGCAGATAATAAGTATTTTAATGAAGCATGGTTAACAGCTCCTAACGCGCCTACTTTTGGTCGAGCTGGCGCTGGTGAATTATATCTCGCCTTTTTTGGTAACGGTCATAAACCAACAAAAGGTGATCTCGCTATTAGAGATAGAAATATTGAATTGAAAGGTGCTGAAGGTCGTTTATATAAAACAAATAAAATCACAGATTATTACGATCCACTAGCGAGAGCAGAAATACCATCTCTAACTGAATTTGCGGAAGTCATTGCGAAAAATTCCGGTACAGAAAAATTAATAAATGATATAGTAACTTTTATTAAAGGTAATTCAGAAATTTTTGATCAATTATTGTACGAATACAGATATTTTAGAGATCGTAATAAGCTTAGACCGGGTAATATAATAAATTATATAGGTGGTATAGCTCAACTTTTATCATATAAAAAAGAGCAAGGCTTCGATTCCTTTCTAGCATTTACGCCTGGCCAGTCAGTACGTGTATCTGATGTATATATACAGTTTATAGACATGCATAATATTAATACGGTTGAACAGTTATATTCATTAATTTTAAGCTTACCGTCTAAATTTAAGTTTAGTCGTGCAAAAGACGGCGCTGGATTTCAACTTACAGTTACACCGAAATGAAAACATTTAAAGAACACTATTCAGTATTATTAGAATTTTTTGACGCAATTGATGGAGCTGTCAAACATATCGATCATCTAGAAGAAAATATTCTTAATAAAGGTAAGCAAGGAGTTAAAGAAGCTTTAGATCAAATACAAGCATCAATTAATTACTTTGTAGATGAATCAGACTATGTGATTAGTACTAAGTTTGACGGCGCTCCTGCAATTGTAGCTGGTTTAGACCCTAAGGGTAAATTTTTCGTTGCTAGTAAATCAGCGTTCGCAAAAAATCCAAAGATAAATTATACAGACGCAGATATAGATCAGAATCATGGCCATGCTCCTGGCTTAGTAGAAAAACTCAAGTTAGCACTAAGATATCTACCATCACTTAATATGAAAGGCATTTATCAAATGGATTATATGTTTGATAATGAGCTTAAGCGAATGGAATCTCCCACAACAATTGATGGTGTACAAAATGAAAATAGATTTATTACATTTCAACCTAATACAATTAAATACGCTGTCGCTCCTGATAGTCCCTATGGCGTAGATATATTAAATGCAAAAATAGGCGTCGCAGCTCATATTGAGTATATTATTAAAGATGGTATTTTAAAAGTTAAAAAATATACAACTTCACCTTCTGAATTCTCACCGTCTAAAACAGTATTCTTATTTAACGTACTTGCTAACAAACCTAAGAATGCAAAATCGCAATTTGGTGATTTACTTGTTAAGGATGTAGCTAAAAAGAAAGCTCATGTTTTAAAATTAGCTGATAAAGTAGATTTTAGCGCGTTAGATAACTATACAACCCTACTTAAGACATACATTAATACAGAAATTAAATCGGGTAGATTTTTAGAAGATCCAGACATGTCTGCCAAGGAATTTATTAGTTATATGAGTGAGCGATATAAGAAGGAGATTGACAAGCTTAAGAGCGAAAAAGGTAAGACAAAAAAGACTGAGGAGATGCAAAAAACTCTCGCTGAGTTAAAAACTCTTAAATCATCAATCAAGTATGCTTTTGAGATTACACGTGTTGTAGCTAATCTTAAGAATAATCTTATTAAAATCTTTAATGAACTAACTCGCAACGACCTACTTGGTACTTATTTAGAAGAAGCTCCTGGTCAATGGCAAACAACTTCTCCAGAAGGATTTGCTCTTTCAAAAGTTGATGATGGTAACGCACAAATTACAAAAATGGTAAATAGACAGGAATTTAGTGCTGCTAATTTTGCCTCTGGAAAGCCTGGATCACAACAACCAACACCAGCTGATGAAAACATTTAAGCAATTCTTTTTTGAAGAGACAGGTAGGACGGCTGTTATAGCTTACGGGCGTTATAACCCACCTACAATAGGCCATGAAAAACTTACCGAGAAAGTTCGTGAAGTAGCTAATAAAGAGAGTGGTGATGCTTTTATTGTCCCATCACATACTGTAGATAATAAAAAGAATCCTCTTAATTTTGATGAAAAAAGCGAACTACTGCATCATATGGTAGACGGTATGCAAATTCTATCAACAGGAAAAACATTAATTTCCTTACTTCAAGATCTACAAGATAAAGGATATACAAACATCATACATGTAGCAGGTAGTGATAGAATACCTGAATTTCAAAAGCTTATTGAAATGTATAATTGCAAAGAGGATAAAAAGGGTGTAATACCTTTTTGTTTTCAAAGCTATACATTCGAGTCTGCTGGAGAACGAGATCCAGATTCAGACAGTGTTGAAGGTATGAGTGCTTCAAAACTTCGCGAATTAGCTAAGGCTGGTAACTATGATGAATTCGCTAACGGCACGTCTTCTAAGATACCTGATAAATTAAAGCAGCAGACTTACGAAATAATTAGACAACGTATTAAATAATATTATGAGACATCGACCTGAGCTTGATCTGATTGCAGAAGCATATGCAAAAGTTTTAGAGTGTAATGAATGCGGTGGTATAGCTATGCCTAGTATGGTTCTTCAGGTTGAACCAGAAGATGAAGGCTGTCCATATGCAGCGCAAGGTTGTGACTGTGATGGGTGCTCAGACTGCCAAGATAATCAACACAATCATAGCCCTGAGGAGACGGAAAATAATTCTTGTAGTGTAGAGTTAACTAAAATTAATAAGATATCTTCTCAGCTTTTAGATCTCCTACAAGGACAATATGATGTAGAGGATTGGATGATCATTAAAATAGCTCGAGCTACACAATGCTTAGCAGATGTTTTTGATGCATTAGAACCCAATAGCGGGAGCGATATTTATAATATGGGATACGAAAACCAAACAGTTGAATTATAATGTCTAAAGCGTTTAAACATTTTTTTATCGAAAAGACTGTCTTAGGGCTTATTGAGATGTTTCATATCGACGGTGTGGGTGATGTACCCGCTAAATTAGACTCTGGTAATGGAGCCTATAATGTACTTCATGGTGAAGATATACAAGAACAAGGTAATAAAATATTCTTTAGAACCGTAAATGGAAAAACCCTTCTTAAGGATAAGAAGGGTCAAATTACCATTAATGTTGGTGCGGGTAATACAGAAGAAAGGCCTATTGTAGAATTTGATCTACGTATAGGTAATAAGGAATTTTTTAACGTTCCATTTTCATTAGGTAATAGGTCAACCAATGTATTTAAAATTTTAGTTGGTAAGACCTTTATTGAAAAAGAGCTCGATGCTCTTATTGATGTAAGCAAGGAAGATATTGCCGACGAAAATATAGAAGTTGAAGTCAACGACTAAACCAAACTGGTTTATTGCGAGTTGACCAAGTAGCAAAGGGCTTATCCATTTGGATATAAGCCCTATACTTATCTACAGCTGACATCTGTTCGAAGTTAACTAATTTACGACAATCACAATCTACATTAATTGCAACCGCATAAGGTGTAATACCTGTTTTCGTAATAGTAGTGTTATTTACATTATCACGGCACCACTCGATAAAGGTCTTTGTGAAATGTTCCTTCGAATTTGGCCATCGAAGCATACGCTCATCGAACATTTCGAGAGCATGATCTACAAGCCACATAAAGTTATCTTTTGATTCACGAGCCCAAATAGAGCATACATGTTTAAAATAGCCTTTACCACTTCGTCGTGGTTTGCCTGCTGCAGTTCGTGGCGTTGAAGAGTGATTTAAAATTTCCTGTGGAAAGGCGTGAGCCAGCATGATCGCGCTTTCAATTTGCATTTTGCTACGAACATGCTGGTCACACAACTCCTGAGCTGCTTTAACAGGATCATTATCAGTTACAAAAATATTCATAACTGAATATATGGAAGTTCCTTACTGATTGATACCAACAGCTGCCATATCGATGAACTTATAAAATTCGGTACGCGTCTTTTCATCCTCCATGAAGTCACCGGTAAGCTTTGAAGTAATCATATAACAACCATCATGACGAACACCACGAAGACATGCACAAGTATGCCGCGCCTTAACCACTACAGCAACACCACGATTGCCCTCGCATACTTGATCAATTGCAACTGCAATTTGCTTTGTTAAGCCTTCCTGAATTTGTGGACGTCGTGCATAGAATTCAACAATGCGGTTGAGCTTACTGAGACCGATTACCTTACCGTCTAGTGCAGGAATGTAAGCAACATGAGCTACACCAGTAAACGCAAGGTGGTGATGTGAACAAAGAGACTTAACAGGGATATTACATTGCGCTACAATGCCATCATAGCCATCATTTGGAAATGCAGTTACCTTCGGTGGTGAGTCATAACAGCCTGTAGCAATGTCGTTAACGAACGCCTTAGCAACACGCATTGGAGTGTTATCTGAATTAGGGTCGTTCCGCCAATCGAAGCCTAGTGCATCGAGATACTTTTCGTAAGCTTTAGCAGCTTTTTCAATAATCTTCTGTTTTTCTTTTTCAGTTCGAGGGGCATTGCCATTTGCAAACGGTAGCTTGAAATCTACACCTTTTTGATCTTCCATATGTGTAATTATAACTAATATCTTTACTGATTCAAGACTAAATATTTTAAATTATGAGAAAATTATCTCAAAAAGAGCTAATTAGTGAAGGTTTCGGCGATTTATTACGTGGCGCTGTAAAGGCTGCAGCACGTGGCGTGGGGGCAGCTGCTCGTGGAACAGCTAAAGCAATATCACCTACAGCTGCAGGGATTATCGGTAAATCAGTTGATACAATGGGTGGCGCTTTAGCTAATATTCAAAAGTCGGATCCAAAGTCAATGCTTAATCTAGCATTTACTAGATCAGATGCTGCAGTTAATTATCAAGATGTACAGCTTGGTAAAGAAGTAACTCTACCAAATAAAGACCGTTCAATTGAATTTAAAGCTAATTATATTGATGCTCCACGCTCATATGAAAAGGTGCCTATTACTGGACGCGTTATTATGAGAAGAAGAGGAGATAGTGGAGTCGCAGCTGATGAATGGAAAATTATTGAGATTCAAGACGCGAATCACAAGAAGCTAACTATCCCAAATTCAATGAAGAATGAAGTGTATGCATCAGCTGATACTGAACAACCACAGCAAACTCCTACTACTACGCAAAACACTGACGAGGCGACAACCTCTAATTTTAAGGACAAACTCAATAATTTTAAAGCAAAAATTAAAGAACCTGGTATAGGTTATTCGCAATTAACTGTCAATGAATTTGTAAGAGAGTTAGCTAAAAAAGCTGGTAATACAACTTGGTCAAAAAACTTACCATCAAAAATTAGTAAAATTAAAAATAATAATAAGAATTGGTCAAATGCTGAGTTACAACAACTAGCTACCAACCTATTACAAGCTGGCATTTTAAAAGAAAGTCAAAAAAACCTGCTAAATCACTTGCAATCGATTTCTAAATAGACTAAATGGACTGTAGGGACGTAGATGAAACCTAAACCTCTAAGCTCTATAGATCTATATTATATTAATAATTTTAGTTGAATCGAATAATTATTAGATTATCATAATTGATATGAAATTCGAATCAACAAAAGTAATTTCTCTAGGCTCGACAGCATTTAGGCAATGGAGAGCTAATCATAGTCATTGTAGTAAAATTCATGGTTACCGTCTTAAAGCTAAACTCTGGCTTACAGCAGATACTTTAGATGATAAGAATTGGGTCTATGATTTTGGTGGGTTTAAAGAATTAAAGAAAATTTTCGATCAACAGTTTGATCATACATTTTGTGCAGCAGCTGATGATCCCTCACTTGAAACGTTTAAGACTTTACATCAACAAGGTGTAATTGATCTTCGTGTCATGGAAAAGGGGGTAGGTATTGAACGTACCGCAGAATGGGTCTTTAATAAGACACAAGAATATCTTCAACTAGTCACTAATGGACGCGTTTCAGTTGAGAAGGTTGAGGTGTGGGAGCACGAAGATAACAGCGCTATTTGTAGTAAAGTGTCTCAACCGTCTGTTGTAAGTGGTCCACAAATCACTAGTGAAGTTCGTGTTTCTACAACAGAACCTATCGTGGTAACAGAGCCTGTAGTTGAGGCGGCCACGGTACCTGAACCAGTAGTTGAGACCCACTCACCAGGTGCCGCACACGTTGGATCAAATGTATCACAAGGTAAGGGCAACTGGTTCGCAGGAACTTCATGGGGTTAAGCTTCTAGAACGCTGCAAATATAGCGAAGAATCTTACTTCTAACAATTTCAGAAGTACCAAACTTAAAAGCGTGGATATTATTGTCCACGCTTTTTTCTGTATCAAAGCGGGTAAATATATCCTTAAAACCAGACTTAGTGCCGATGTCTGCTTGTTTACAATCACCGCAGATGATGTACTTACTATCACGACCAAATCGTGTAAGAATAGTTGTTAATTCACCTCTACTTAGGTTCTGTGATTCGTCAACAATAACAATTGCGTTGTTAAATGTTAGACCACGAACGAAATTAACAGGAATTGCTTCAATAACACCTTTTTGTTTAAGCATATTGCATGTACTGTCGTTAGACACCTCACGCACCTTTTCAATAAGAGGCATTGCGTAGGGAGAGAACTTATCATCAATTTCACCTGGTAGAGAGCCTAAGCTTTTTTCGGCCGATTCAGCAATTGATCTGATATAAATCAATTTTTCGAATTCTTTATTTTTAATAAGTTCAAGCGCGGAATATACTGCAATATAGGTCTTCATTGTTCCAGCCGGTCCATCAACAAAGGCCATTTTTGTGTCTTTATTTTTAATGCAATCGTAAAATTGCTGATGCGCTGGATTAAAATAAAACGGCTTCCTTAGATTGAAATTAAGGAGCCAGTTGTTATTGAAGGTTTCTTCGAGATCAATATCAGTGATATCAACCTCCCGACGAACACGGGCAGTTTTTTTGCTCATCTGTTAATATTTAGTCAGCTTATTCAGTTGAAAGAAGATTATTTGAAGTTACAATTAACACATGATTGACTGTGATAAGGAAACGATTTTTTTGAGCGACGATAAAGTCTTCTACACCTGTGAAGGGGAAGGTGAATATGTTGGCCAACCTTCCGTGTTTATGCGTATGTCTATGTGTAATCTTACTTGTGTAGGATTTGCATCTGAAGACTCACCATATGGTTGTGATTCCTATATCTCTTGGTCTATTAAGAATAAGATGACCTTTAATGAAATCTTCGCATTAATGGAAGAGATTAATGTTGTAGAAAAGCTTCGTAACGGTGCTATCTGGAAGCTTACCGGTGGTGAACCTATGATTAATCAGAAGCAACTACTTAAATTAGTAGGTGAGTTTGTTAACCGTTATAACTTTACACCACGAATTGACTTTGAAACTAATGCTACTCTTATGCCAGATGAAGCGTGGGTGACTGAATTTAATGCTACATTTACTACTTCACCAAAGCTTACTACTAACGGTGACCCAGAAAGTAAAACATATAAGCCGGAAGTGTTAGCTTGGCATGCAGCTAATGGTTCAGGGTTTAAATTTGTAATCAACAGATCAGAAGATATTGAAGAAATCTGGCGCAAGTATGTAAATGATGATAAAGGTATTAATGTTTCTCGAGATCGTATTTGGTTTATGCCTTGTGCTGGGTCTCGTGCTGAGCATATCGAGCGCGCTCCAGCTGTAGCTGAATACGCTAAAGCGATGTGTGTCAATTTTAGCCCGCGTCTGCATCTACTAGTCTGGGATAAGGCTCTTCGTGTTTAAATATATATATGAAGTTAAGTTTTGTTTTTACAGTATTAAATCAACTAAGAATCGATCATTGGCAAACCAAGAGCTTTGCAGAACACAAGGCTCTTGGAACTGCTTATGAAGAGTTATCTGACAAGTTTGATGAGTTTGTAGAAAAATACTACGGTAGAAATAGCATACCTGAAAAATCTGTAACGTATACTATTAAGTTAGATTCTTATAATGATAATCTTATTGCAAAGTATACACAAATGAGAGAAGCTGTAATAGGCTACCTTTCAACAATAACAGGTGGAGCTGGTGATCTTAAAAATGTACAAGATGACATTGAAGGTGAATTTGATCACTTATTATATCGATTGCAACAAAAGTGAAGAATTTTAAAATTTTAGTACTTAATAAATATTACTTCCCGGTAGCTGTAGAAGAAGTTCAAAAAGTCTTCAGTAATATCTTTACTGGATCAATGGTACCGTTAGATATCTCATACGAGGTTAAAGAAGACGGTTATGTTGATCTCAATAGTATTGAATATTTTACACCAGTTGAAAGAGTATCTGATTGGTTGCAGCTACCAATCAGAACTTACGATGAATATATACACACGGTAAGTGGAGCTGTACGCGTACCACAAGTAGTTATATGTTCGAGATTCGATAGAGTTATTTTCAATCGTGTGCAGTTTCCAACAAAACTAAACATCTATAAGCGTGATAATTACACGTGTGTATATACCGGTAGGAAACTTCTCAAAGAAGAGTTAAGTATTGATCACGTTATACCTAAAAGTAGAGGTGGTAAAGATACATGGGATAATTTAGTAACATGTGATCGTTTACTCAATTCACAGAAGAGTAGTAAGACATTAGCAGAAGCTAACCTCAAGTTACGATATAGGCCGTTCCGACCTAAAAACGGACTAACACTCGAAATTTATAAAGACGAATGGTCTTCCTTCTTGAAAAATATCTAACATAGATTATATATATGTTAGATATGAGAATTGCTATTAGTGGCTGTCAAAATAGTGGTAAGTCTACCCTTATTAAAAATTTCCTATATACTTGGAAAGGCTATAAGACACCAGAGAAGACTTACCGCGACATTCTCAAAGAAAAAAACCTATCTCATTCTTCAAGTACTACCGTAGAGACGCAAGAAGCTATTCTTAACTCTATGATTGATCAGCTACAGTCATATGATAAAAATAGTAAAGTAATTTTTGATCGCTGCCCTATTGACAATGTAGTATACTCAATCTGGGCCTTTGAAAAAGGTATTGAAGGATTTACACACGAATTTATTCAAAAGCAGATTCTTCTAATGAAAGAGTCACTTAGATTTATTGATGTTATATTTATCAGTAGATTTGATGAAAGACAATCAATTGTAGCAGATGAGTTGAGAGATACAAATAAGGTATTTATTCAAGAAATTGACAGTATCTTTGGCTCTGTATATAGACAGTATATCGGTAATATTCATGCTGATGTTTTCTTCCCGAAAGATGATTCCCCAGGTGTTATTCAGCTACCACATAACCCACAAGCACGGATTGATCTAATTGCAGAATATGTAACTCCAGATGGTGAAATGTATAGTGATGAAGATTCAATCTTAAATCCAAATAATATCAATGAACTTGAAGCGCTTGTTAAACAACAAAAAACAGCGCTTGATCAGGAAGAAGCTGAAAAAGCGCTGTTTAAAAAGTTTGGTCTTAAATCTTAAAACTGCTGTATTTGTATACTTGCACGTGCAGCACTCGTATATGCAGTCAGTGTACTGAGCTTTTTAACAGCTAACCTAATACCCGACGGCCAAGAAGATAAAATTACAACACGCGAGTCCATATTTGGATCTTCGATATGTGTAGTAACTAAGTAGTTAGCATTCTGAAAAGGGGTTGAAAAATATAAGTCAAAAGAGCCACCTGCAATAGACGGTGCGGGATTTGTTACTATATTATAACTACTAATCAAGGATATCGAGGCCGAAGCACCAGCAATAGAAAAAATTGCTTTTGTATTACTGGTAGTTATAGATGTACTTAAAGAACTTACTGTACTTGATAAAGCTGCAATATTTGTTGTATTAGTTGTTATAGTAGTTCCAAATGTTGTGTTATCTAGAGTTATGACAAAATTTGAAAAATCTATAATATTAGTACCAGTGCTATTCTCAACCAAGAGAAAGTCGCCGCTAGATATATTATATGCTTGTGGTAATTCTTTAACGTTATAGTAAAGGTTTTGACCATCCGTAGTAGGCATATGTATATTTAGGTTGATTTATCGAGTTTGAATGTATAATTATGGTATGATAGGTGTTGGTATTGTTACCTGTAATAGACCAGAATATCTTAAATCGTTAATCAAATCGATCGAACCATGTATTAACTCGATTAATCATTTAGTAATCGTAAATGATGGTGAAGCTTTTGAATTTAAAGATGATAGATTTACATTCTTACAAAATGAAAAAAATGAAGGTGTAGGTAAGTCTAAAAATAGACTCATGCAACATCTACTTGATCAAGGTTGTGACTATATCTTCACTATTGAAGATGATATGATTATTTTAGATCCTAGAGTATTTGATGAATATATTCAAGCATATAAGAAGAGCGGTATCCATCACTTTAACTATGGTCCGGGATCTCCGTTTAATCGAAAGCAGGTAATTCAGAATTTCGATTTACATAATAGACATCTATTAGATCAAAATTCAGAACCTAATCCAAAAATGGTGATTGATTATAGCGATGTTAAGGTTTCATTGTTTGAACATACAGTAGCTATGTTTTCTTTCTTTACTCGTGAGGTACTTGAAAAGGTAGGTTTAATTGATGAAGCGTTTTACAACGCATGGGAGCATGTTGATCATACCTATAGGATTATTAAAGCTGGTTATCACCCGCCGTTCTGGTACTTTGCAGACTTATACGATAGTCACAAATACCTGACTGAGGCACCTGGTGCTATAGATAATTCTTCTATAGCTAATAAGACTGAACAGTGGGAGAAAAATGTTTATGGTGGTAGAGAAATATACCTAAAGAAACACGGTCACTATCCAAACGAGCCTCCCTTTGTATCAAAGGAACAAGTTGTTCAAATAATTAAACGCCTTGCAAAATGAGCGTACATATTACATTCAACCAACATGAAGGTGGCTTCTTTTCTAATTTTAATAAAGTTATAACATGTCTCGCGTACAGCGAAAACATATCAAAAATTTCATGGAATTTAATAGGACAACCCTTTGGTGCTTTTGCATACAATTGCGGTGAGGTATTTTCGAATCTATTTGAACTCTACGATGAACAGAAATTAATCGATTCACATCATGTTGAAACAGAGTTTAAATATTTAGAATATACAGGTAAAGATACCCATCAACTATATATAAGTGATAATACATGGCGTAGTGACCTTAATAAGGTATATAAAAAATATATTATACCAACGAAATTATTACAAAAAAGCATTGATGTAGTTGATGAACATTTTGCAAAAAATGCTAATATTAAGGTAGGTATTTTGAAACGTAATCAGCTACTGAAATGTGAACAGACTAACAATACTATGCCTAGTATGGAAAGCTATATTAATAATATACACCAAATACCTGGTAATAAGACATGCGTACTCAGTATTGATAATAATACTGATATCGAGCTATTTAAAAGTATTAGAGACATGAAATTTATATACTCAACAGGCATTCGAAGGACAACCAAGGATACAGATATGGAGCCACACTTCTTACCTGGAACAATTCAAGATGCATTATATTATTTTATGGATGTATATATGCTTTCAAAATGTGACTTCCTAATACACCCTGTATCTAATATGGCTACAGCTGCTCTATATATGAATCCTAATCTTAAATCAATCTACCTACAACAATGAAGATCGCTATACTAGTACCTACAAGAGAAAGAATGAACAACCGTTTAACATTATTGTTTTCAATTTTAACAACGGTCAGTAATATTAATAATGTTAATATATACTACGGTGTCGATAAAGACGATCCTACGTTAGATACAATAAAAAAGGTATCTAAGGGCATACCCTGCTTAAAAGTTATCGAAATAGATAATAATGGAGAGTTCTTAGGATTAGGTAAACTATGGAATATGCTAGTTGATGAGAGCAGTGAAGATATTATCTCAATGATTGGTGATGATATGGTTTTTAAAACAAAAGACTGGGATTTAAAAATATTAAATGAATTTAAAGAAATGCCTAAAGATTGTATTAAAGCTGTACATTGTAATGATGATTACCATGGCGCTAAACTAGCTGTTAATCTTTTCTGCCATCGTAAATATGTAGATGTATTAGGAAAATTCATGAGAGAGGAATTTAAAATTAACTGGGTTGATCAATGGTTACATCAGATATTCAGCGCCTTCAATAGACTTATATATCGTGACGATATTATGATTGAACATAGACATTGGGTTTTGGGTAAAACCGTTCATGATAATACAGCTACACGAATGTCGATCGCTGATAGTAATAAGATCAGCGATCAGCTATGGTATGATCTTGTTGATGAGCGTATTAAGGATGTTAAATTGTTAAGTAAATATTTAAAATTAGAACCTGACTGGTCGGTAGTTGATACAGATGGTGCTACGTTACAACTAACATGATAATATATACACACTATAGTGACTCACACAAAACAATGTATGAGGAATATTTTAGAGCTTCCTTACGTAGATTATATAGTAAGGAGAATGTTTTAATTAAAGCAGTCTACCATAAGCAGACATCCAATTCTGGATCTTTTATGTCAAATGGATGGCTTGATACAATGGATATTAAACTTGATGTAATACTAGCAGCATTAAACGAGACTGAAGAGTTCATATTCGCAGATTGCGATATACAATTCTTTAAACCATTTGTACACCACGTACAATCTGCATTGAAACATTATGATATTGCTTGTCAGGAAGATAGAGGCAGTCTTTGTGCAGGATTCTTTGGATGTAAATCGAATGATAAAACACGCGCGTTATTCACTAATATAAAGAGCAAATTTAGAGAAATGGTTAATGATCAAGTTGCTCTGAATAATTTAAAAGATATTGTAAGTAGTACAACATTAAATAGGGAGCAGTTCTATACAATTGGTAATTTTTTCGAAAATAACAATGGCACTTTTGTATGGGATAATGTAACTAATATTACACCACCACCTAATATACTATTACATCATGCAAATTATGTTGTGGGTGTTGATAATAAAATTAATCTACTTAAAATGATAAAAACAAATGAAGGTATGGTTTGATAAACAGGATGTAGTATATGAAAAATTCATATCAGAACAATTCCTCATACTACCCCTCTTTGAACAGTTTGTTGTATATCAGAATAAAGATTTTATAGACTCTAATGAATGGATAGATAATATATCTAATATAATCGAGTATGTAAATAATGTTGAAGATAGTGATGTCATAATCTATCCTTATAAATTAGACTCTAATATTAAGAAATATATTAATATCTCTATTAATACATCTAAAAAATTAATTTGTTTCTATAATGATGATAATGATGCGCCATCATGTCTTCCTGATAATGTAGATGTATATAGGACATCTCTTTACAGTAGTAGACGTAAAAAAACTGAATTTGGTCTACCAGCATGGAGCTGTGATTTTACGAAATTAACAACACTTAACTATCTTATAAAGAAAACACAGCCGATAGTAGGCTTTTGTGGTGCTATAACTCATAAATCTAGACAACACGCTATTGAGTTATTAAATCACAATAACCAAATTATAACAGACTTTAAAATTAGAAATAGGTTTTGGGGCGGTGATATACATAACCCTCTAATTAGAAATGAGTATGTTAGTCATATGGTAAAAACAGATCTTGTTTTATGCTGCAGAGGAGCGGGAAATTTTTCATATAGGTTATATGAATGTATGTCACTTGGTAAAATACCTATTATTATTAATACAGATATTACACTTCCGTGTAGTGATATTATTTCTTGGAAAGATATAGGTGTATGGGTTGATAATATAGATGATATAAATTATATTATTAATAACTACTGGTCTAATATTACAAATGAAGAGTATATTAATCGGCAAAAATTAAACAGAAAACTATATGATGATTTTCTTTCTCCAGTAGGTTTCGCAAAATACCTTAGTAATAAATACACAAAAATATGATATATGATTTTTTTACTGATATTTTTAAATATGAAAAATATCCTGTTGAATATGAATGCTATAAGCAGTTTGTGGGGAGTGATGTTAATTATATTGCTGTACCATGGACACAAATTCTAAATAGCCACTGGTTAGATTTCCCCGGTAGACAATCGAGAGATGTTTACTTTAAGTATCTTAGCAAACAAAAGATCCAACAACAAAATAATTTTACAGTATGTCAGCATGATAGCTATATACTACTACGAGACTACTTTAAATATTTAAATATTACAAAAGTATTTGCGTGTGCCGCTTACGATCATGATATGATTAACAATATTGAAATCATACCTATGCCGTATATTAATACATTTGCATTTAAACCTACAACTAAAGATATACTAGTATCCTTTCTCGGAGCTATAACACATGAATGTAGAAATATTATTAAACAGCGCATACATAATAAAAATATAATATTTCGCGATACGTATCATATTACTTCAGATTTTTTTATAAAAAATAAAAAAACAACAGAAGAGCAAGAGTATGAGGATATTTTATCTCGGAGTAGATTCTCACTCTGTCCACGTGGTTCAAATCCCAATTCGGTACGGTTTTGGGAAAGTTTAGCAGCAGGAGCTATACCTATTTTAATTTCCGATGGATATAAATTACCTGTTTGGAATTGGGATAAAACTATAATTAGATTAAAAGAATCAGATCTACTTAATCTAGATTATGAAGAGCTTGAAAACGTCTTACTAAACTTAAAAGATGAAAACGAGAGACGTGCTAATTGCTTGAAAGCATATGAATATTTCAAGCATGAAAATTATAGACACTATATTACAACGCACATATGAATAAAGTTATTGCTTACAATATGCCGGATGCTGGTTTAGGTAATAAAATGTTTATAAACGCGCTTGCATATATTATTTCACTTAAAACCGGTAAGGAGCTTATTACAACACCTATAGAATTTTTTAATAATACAAAATTAAACACTAAATTAGACGCAGTAGTAAATCCTTTATATACAAGACAATTTGGCGATCAGTATATAAATCTAGACGAGATATTAAAGCATAAGGGTGATATAGTTGTTAACTCTTTCGCTCAACGACAAGAATATTATACAAACTATAGAAATGAACTACGAAGCTTTTTTTATGAAGCAACTAATAATGGTGTTCAACATAACAATACAGTTTTATATATTAGAAATGGTGACTATAAGGATATAGGCGTTTATCTAGGTTTAGAAAATTACTATACTATCCTAGATAATATTGATTTTTCTAACTTAACTATTGTTGTAGAGCATGTTGATAAAGATGTTGATGCTATAGCGCAAAAATATAACGCGAATATCTTTAGTAATAGTATATTCGAAGATTTTTTATACATAAAAAATGCAGCAAATATTATTATGTCGCAGTCAACATTTTCATGGTGGGCAGCTTTTTTAGGTGACGCAAAAAGGGTATATATACCTTTATCTATCAAAGGAGTTAGTAAAGGTTGGTGGTATGTAGACCCTGATAATGATGATATAGATTTATCCTTAAAATATAATAATTATAATTATATTTTAATAAAATGATAACATTATTAGATATAGGTTGCAATATACTAGATGGTTATAAACATTTACAGCAGTATGAAGATATTACTGATGATAATGTTCGTAAAATATTTGTAGAGCCAAACCCCGAATGTTGGCTAGAGATAGAGCAGTTACTTATATCTATACCTAATGCTAAACTCGTCAAGAAAGCTGTATCTTCTACAGGAGGTACCGTTGAATTAATTACACGCGCTGATGTTGCTGCTGATATAGCAGCAACAATTATTGGTAGAGATTATTTAGAAGCTAGCTTAGCCAAATGTAATATGGCTGTTAAAAAGTTTAATAGATATAAGATCGAAAGCATCACAATAGACAAAATAATAGAAGAGTTTAATATAATACCTGAAAATACGATATTAAAGCTTGATGTGGAGGGTGTAGAATATGATATATTGAGTGATATTATCAGATATAATATTAATTTTAAAAAAATTTACTGTGAATTTCATATTCATAACGAAATAGATATGAGTAAGAAGACAACACTTTTAAATCAATTTGCAAAAAGAAATCTCAATATAATCGATTGGCAGTAATATGAACAAGCAGAAATGGCCGCAATTTAACGAATCGATGAAATATTCATATGATTATATGAATATAAAAACACAAATAGAGATGTGGAATATAATTGAAACGAGATATCTAGAATATAAATCTAGAGAAGTTCAGGTACATAAAATACCTAAAATAGTACATCAAATTTGGTTAGGTGGTAATATGCCTGAAGCTGAACAAAAAATGGTAAATCAAGTCAAGTCTAATTTAGATAAGGATTGGAAACATATATTATGGACAGAAAATGATATTCATAATCTAAAGAGCTTCGAAAATAAAGAATTATACAATGAGACGCCAAATTACGGTCAAAAATCTGATTTATTACGATATAATATACTAAATGAAATAGGCGGCGTTTATATGGATACAGACTTTATTTTATTAAATCAGTTTAATAAACTGTTGGATTTAGACTTTTTCTGTGGTGTTGCATATGATGATCAACCATCTCTTTTTAATGGGTTAATGGGATGCAGCCCGGGTAATGATTTAATAAGAGATCTACTAAAACTAGATAGACCTTTAATGTATTATGATGCTATGAAGTTAATGGATTCTACAGGCCCATTCTTTTTAACGCGTAAAGTTTTTAAGCATATAACCGCTAATAAAGATATTTGCGTATTACCAAATTCATTTTTATACCCGTTACCTAATTTTGAAAGATCAAAAAGTAAAGGAGTAGATTATAGAAACTATATTGAAGATGAGAGTATATGCTGTCATATGTGGTCTAGCTCCTGGATGTGATCGTTGATATTATCTGTAAGAATGATATATAATATCAATGGTATCAGGAGAGACATTACAGTCATTAGCTGAAGTGAGCTTATACACAGAAATGTCGGATCTTATTTTAAATCAAATAAGATCTAAGCCTCAAAACTTGATAAAAATATCAGATGTTAGCGTTGATGATATTAAGAAATATAAAATTATATATATATATACACAGTTTATAGATGATTTTTTTGATAAGTTTTACAACCACTTAGATAATGTAACACTTATATCACATAATTCTGATTACGGTATACATGATAGACATTTGAAATATCTAAATGGTGATAACGTTAAAAAATGGTATTGTCAAAATAGAGAAACTTCACATGCAAAACTATTTTCTATTCCAATAGGTTTAGCTAATAGTCAATGGCTTCACGGTAATCAAGAATTAATATCTTCTATTAGAGAAGAACAAAATGCGAAAGAGATTTTAGTATATAAAAATTTTGATATAGGTACTAATTATAATGAGAGACATATTTGTAATGCTATTACAAATAATAATGGAATATATTTATCCAGTAATACATCAATAGAAAACTATTGGCGTATTTTATCAAAAAGTAAGTATATTATATCACCACCTGGTAATGGGATAGATTGTCATAGAATCTGGGAAGCTCTATATTTACGTACAGTACCTGTTGTTAAATACCATGAAAGTTTCTCGCAGTTTAAACACCTACCTATTTTGTTTGTAGATAGATGGGAAGAAGTTACGATCGATAACTTACTAAGTAAACAAGATGAATTTAAATATATAGAGTTTGATAATATACGAGAGTTAACTATTGATTACTGGAAAAATATTATAATAAATGAAAACTATTAGCCATCATAAAATACAAGAATTATATAAACAATTTATAACAGTAAATTATACAGATGAATATAAAAATCGGTACGTTGATTTACCACTCTACAAAAATAATAAAAAGTGGAAGTGGGAAGGTAAGGATTTTCCGCGTGTTATATCTCTCTTAGAATTTGAAACATTTATTAAAAAATATGATTTTAATATTAAAAACTTACTAATATTCAATTTTGATAGTGATCCAGAGTTGGAATATCTAGAGGGCAGAGTCAGTAATATTGATAATATAAATTATGAAGATGATGTTATTAACAATGATCTTCATTCACTCAACTTATCTAATAAAAACTACGATTTTGTATGCCTACATCAGACTCTTGAACATGTATATAATCCACATCAATGTTTAAGCAATATTAAAGATCATATGAAAGTAGGAGGTTATCTATATATAAACGTTCCTGCTTGTAACGCTCCACATAGCGAACCATATCACTACTTTACAGGATTTACCCCGATGGGTCTAGTAGCAATAGCACATCAATTAGATTTTGAGATATTAGAAGTAGGTCAGTGGGGTAATGTTGAATATCACATAAAATTGTGGTCAAGAACTCCAGGTTGGAGTGATTATACTCAGTTAGATAATCCTGGATTGAATCAAATTGAAAATCCAATAATTACATGGATACTCTTAAGAAAAAAATAATATGATAGGTATAATTTGTCAGGACGATATTAATATAGTAGGTCATAGTCTATTTAAAAATTTTCGTACAGCGCTTACAAACTACTTGCAAGTATCGATGTATGATGTTAATTCTGTTGATGAATTAACAAATATCGATACATTAATAATCGTAGATGAACACTACATACCACATAAACAAATATGGCAGAATGATTTCTTTATCAATGCTATTAATGATAAAGAAATAAAGGTTTTAATTTTTAATTTTGAAAAAATATTTAATAGTCAATTTCCATGGAATATTGAGATACAGTGTTTTGTTAATAAAATTAATAGAAAGATACAACTTGTTTCAGATGTAAAGGATGCAGCAATTTTGAATACCTCTGTAATTAATAAACAGCTATTATCTAAAGATACGTTTCTCGCAGAACCAAACAAGGATAAGAGTGATGATATACTTTTTCTTGGACAAATAAACGAATATTATCCAACACGTAGTGTGATACTAAATGAATTACAGCAAGTAAGTAATACACTAAAAATAGTAAAAACAGATCGAAAATATAGCTATAAAGAATTTATTGATATATTAAATGGTGTGAGATTTATCTTAAACCCATTAGGCACCGGAGATTTCATTAATTTGAGATTTTATGAGGCGTTAAGTCTAGACTGTATAGTAATACAACAGTATACTGATGAAATGGAGCAGTGGTATCCGGAGTTAAATCAACCAAATGTCTTAAAGTTTAAATCTGTTGAAGATTTTAAAAATATGGACTTCAACACAACTAATATATATAGTAATAAATATCTAGAAGATTATTTTAACGAAATTAACTTAAAACAAATAATGCATAACATATAATAATTATATGTATATTGAACATCCAATATACAACAGTAATTTCATCATCATGTAATGACGTAGTGTAATATACTTACACAATAAATTTTGCATAACGTATAGTAATGATTGAAGCTATTTTACAACAGCTAAAAGCTTTTAGTTTTATTAGGTGCTATAATTCTAGGTATAGTTTAAAGGCAATGAAATAAACTAGTTTCGTATGTTGAATTAATCGATTTATATGCTATCATATTCTTATGATTATTGAACAACAAGTCTATAACGGTGATCTCATTCACGAGCGGTTTGCCTATAAGTATTTTCGTAAGCAGGTATCACCTTATGGTAACATTGTAGCTTTTCGCGCTCCTATGTATGTAAGTGATAATCTAATTGATTTAGAGGATTCACTAACTAAGGATTTTATCTATTCTGAAGATGCTGTTAATTTCTGCTGGGAGATTCCAAACATGTGTCCATTAGGCGCTGTATCTTTTCAGCGTTTATTGAATACTGGTATTGCTAATATTCTCTCTAATGTGATTGATAAAGGTATTATCGTAAAAGGTGACGACCTAATGGTTCGTGATAAATTCATCGGTAGTGATGATAGACTACGCGAAACAGGTAAGGTGAGTGTGTCTATTACTTATAGTAAGGAAGATGTTGCTATAGGTCATACTGGTATTAATATCCGAGCAGGTAATAAAGCACCTGGATTCGCTTATTCGAGTAATATGACTGATGAACAAGCTGAATATTTTATGAATGCAGTTATTCAATACTTCACAGATGAGACGCGCAGTCAATTTGAAGCCACTACAAAGGTAATTGTATGAACTTCTTTCAGCTACAAAATAAGCTTTTCTATTCTAAGAAAGATGTAGCTGGTGATTTAGATACTGAGGGGGAGCAATCATTTGCTCCCTTTCTTATTAATCGCTGGTTAGCTTTTTATAGCAAAGAAATGTCTATCTTCACCAACGAAACTCTCAACAAGTATTGTGGTATATTTGAAGAAAAGCAAAAGATGTATGAGATGTACTTTTATCTTATTCCGCGGTTGAGATTTAAGAAGATTACATATATTAAAAAGACAAAAAAAGAAAAAGAGACTGATAAAGAGAAAGAAGAAGATGATAAGCTTACAATGTTTGCAAAGAATAATCATCTATCAAAGCGTGAGCTAAAACAATACATTGAATTAGAAAAACAACTTAATAAATAAACGAAATTATGGCATCTATTGATAATCTAGCACCTATGCGAAGTCTTATTGACTTGACGCAACACAGCCGAGGTGATTTCGGTATTGACGATTTTGAATTAAGTTTCATTTTCGATGACATTCTTCTTGTTGAGTATATCGATGAAAGCGAAGAAGGTGAAATTGTACGTAATGGTATTATTGTACCAACAAATGCGGTATCAAAAGCCTGGCGTAAGGGTAAAGTAATTCTAGCTGGGCCGGAGGCTAAGTATGCTAAGGTAGGTGATGTTGTAATCTTCCCTGGTAACATGGGTGTTACTATTGCTAATATCGATATTAGCGGTCAAGGTAAAATTAAAAATGGTGTTTTTCTAAACGAGCAGAGAATGTTCGGTATCTGTAAGGTTAAGGCATGATAGTTCAAAGAGCAACTCTTGATTCGTTATTACTCAATAACGTATGTGAAATTCGATTTGTAAGACGTATTCCTAAGCCGGGATTCGCATCGACTCGTCGAATGCTATGCACTAAATCATATGGGTTGCTTAATTCTACAAACGGTAGAATTACCCTGAACTTTAGGCCACCTACACATATAAGCAGAATAAATGAAGCTGCAGAAAATGTTGTTATAGTGCGGGATAT